CTCGAAATAGATGTCTGTTTCCGCGGGAGTCTGTGCGCTGGAATACCACTTCTTGATTGATGTCCGGTGATGCCCCGAAGACGGCAATCGGTGAAGGTACGGCTCGTACCGAGCAGAACCCGACCCATCGATAAAGAACTGCCCCACGTCATCATCAGCGACCTGGAACGCCTCAGTGAGTCCATCCTTGCCCAAAGCTGACTGAGAGTTGGGGTCTTCCGTCATCGGTTGCCAGATCACGTTATAGGTCAAGGGCGTGTCAGTTTCATCCCAGCCCGTATCTTTCTCCGCATATCCAGCCGTTAGCAACCCACTGGTCGTGAACAACTTGACCCGAGTACCATCACTGTCTACATCCGACGTGCCGATCCAAGCAAGCGCAGTGGTTTTCGAAGCATCGGTGATCCGCACGCAGTACGTCCCGTTTGTCCAATCGCGCCGGAAGTCTTGCCCTGTATCATCCAACTCAAATAATGCCGTACCTGTGGCGCTCACTGTCCCCTGCTCGGAGTCGTAGACATCGGGCAAACTAATAATCCGGTTGGTGGTCGAAAAGTCGGTTGCGTCCAGGATCTCTTTCAGGATGTCTTCGGCATAGGACGGGGCTGTGGGAGCCAATCGGTAGACCTGGTGTTTGCTCAACCGCTCCATGTCATCAAAAGCCGTAATGTAGGTGTACTGCCGTTCATGTTTGGGCCTGGGTTGCGTGTCGTCTATTCGGCCATAGAACATCGACCGCCAGCCGCCGAAGTCGTCCCAACGGTCAGCGGCGTCTGTCGCCCGGCCTCCAACCCCATGCTTTGTGGCGGTGTTGTTGAAGGCGTTGGTCGCCCCATCAAGCTCGCTCAGCACCAGGACATCATCAACGTAGACCCGGAAATCATTCCCGTGGCACTCAGCGAGAATCCATTTCTCGTCAGCAGCCGTCCAAGTGTGGCTAGCGCTGGCTACCGTTGTCATACTCCCAGCTTCTACCTTGGAGAGATACAAGGTGCTTCCATCCGACCGCACGAGATAGAAGTTGCTCGTGTCTGACCACCGGAGGACTAACCCACTATTGGACCCGGTCCGGGTGAACTTCACCCCAACGAAACAGTGAGCCTCGTTGAACTCCAGGGAAGCCGTCAGGTTCGCCGCACTACTAGATTTCAATTTGTTGGTATCTACTTCAAAGCTCCCGGCGTCCCCGCCCCAGGCCGCAAAAGTTGAATCGAAATCAGGCTTCCTGCTCGATAGAGTGGTCCCGTTGCTAGCGTCAAAGGTGTCGACCGGGTAGCCCATCATCCACCACACGATGGGGGATAGTCGCACCATCGGGAAAAAGGGTGAGGTTGACTTAGGCGGTGAATACTTGTGGTCCGTATTCTTCAAAGCGAAGCTAAGTTGGGACGCCTCTACCTTGTGCTTGGCTACATTCTTGCCCTGGACAAGACGGAGAGACGTCCTCACATCAGCCGTGACATCGGAGTTGGCGTCGTTGAAGTCGCCGTCCTCGTCAAAGTCGATCCGAACAAGGTTCTTGGGGGTAGCCATTAAATACCCAGGCCCGTTCTATTGCGCTGAGTCAATAGACGCTCGATCTCACGAACCAACTTATCCATACGGTTTTCATCATCAACTACGATGTCCCCCTGTACCTGTAGCACGAACGTCATCCCCCCGCCTTGCCCTGCCGGTAACACAATTTCCCCTGGTTGGGCCAAGATCGGGATGTGTCCGCTCCCTGTGCCCTGGACAACCCCGCCATGTGGGAAGGCTTGCATGGGGATGAACCCGATAGTGGGGTCTGGGGCTGGCGGGGCTATTCCGCTGCCACCTTCTACGATAGGCCCAGGGCCGACACCCGTTCCACCTTCTACTACGACCCTAGGAACGAATGCTACCCCCGTACCCCCTTCTACTACAGGACCGGGACGGGTAGGGCGACTACGGCCTGGGCCACCGAGAACACCCGCCGTCTCAAGAAGCCTTAGTTCTTCCCGCATTGCGATAAAAGCATCGGTGGTAGCGTTCATCTTCGCCCAAACTTCATCGATCTTACCCGCAACGATGTCAGATGCCGTACCCGTGCCAGTGATTGCTTCTTTGACGGCACCCCACGTCCCTTTAACAGCATCAGCGAGGTCATTAAAATCAGGGCCAAAGTTGAGGATTTGACCAGCCACCTCCCCTGCAGTGCTACCGACTGCGTCTAGCGTCCCCCTGACAGTGAGCAATGCCTCATCCCACGCGGTTATTGCTTCCCGTCCTGTGGCTGCTGAAGCCAGTAAGCCCGCTGTTAAATCTTTCGAATCCCCGGTAATAGTACGAATAGCGGCGCTTTGTCCATTGAGAGCGTTAGCGACTAAATTCGCGGCTCCCTGAACACTCATTTCGCCACGAGCGACAAACCCCAAGGCCCCTTCCAATTCAACGAGACTAAGATTAGTACGATGGGTTTGAGCTAGAATAATGGCAAACGCTAACTCCGCTTCGCGCGGCAGCACCCCAAAGTCTGCTGCCGCGTTTCTGATACTATCGCGCATCGCATCAAACGTAGCACGTTCTCGGACAGAGAGTTTGCTAAGAGTGAAAGCAAGGGTCGCATCCGCTTTCGCTACCGTATTGGCACCAGAGACGAGCCGCTGGAAAACCGCTCCCAATCCTATCCCCGCAATACCGGCTAGTGCCATCGCTTTATTCAGTCCGGTGAACGTATTTGCTAGGCCGCCTGTTCGCTTCTGGACAGCACCAATCTTGCCCTGGACTTCCTTCATTCCTGCCTGGGCTTGCTTCGTGTCGGCAACGACGTTGATCCTGACTTCGTTACCCGCCATGACTTATCTCCTGGCTGACACTAGCTAGCTCCAATTCTTCCGGGGGCAGCACCCCATTCGATGGGAGCACGGGCACATCAACATCCTCTGATTCGGTTTCTTGTTGCGCCTTTGCAACGATGAGGTTCTTCCATGCGTCAATCACCAAGGGGCAGAAATCCCAAGGCTGCTGGGCGAAGTGAAACCCATCACAGGGTACAGGAACACCCACGCGAGAGAGGTTCCAATCCACCAGGATGGTGTCACCGAAGGAGACTCGGCCTTGGCCTTCCGTCGGTGCCCCGTCCAATTGTTGTACGACGCCCTGGCTCGGATTTAAGAGTACCCGGACCTCCGCCCCTTCATAGACCGTCCCTTCGAACGTGAGCAATGCCGTCACCTGGGGAATTGCAAACCCCGCAGGGTGTTCCGTCGCCGCCGAGCATTCCCAGGCCCGACACGCACCACAGTAGCGATGCTGCCGGGCCGAGCAACGTAACCGATGCCAGAGGGTTATGACCACGTCGGATCAGTACCCGATTGGAGTACCGCCGGGGCTGTCCATGTAAGTTCCCCGGTAGACGCCCTAGCCAATGCGTAATCCGTGATTAAGACTTCGTTATTGAGCGTCTGCCCACTGACCACCAAGCTCTCGCTCCGAGTCACATCGGCGCTAGCGACTGTCTTGTGAACATCGTGGGCGGTGTTGGATGCGTCATTGAACACACCTACCCACGTACTGGAGTAGTCGCCCAAAAGCAGGATGCGCTCCATGGCCGATTTATCAAGGCCAGTCGTTTCTTGCACCGCTCGGGGAGTGGAGAAATCCACGTTTAGGATGTCATTCACCAACGCCCGGAGCGTGGGGCCAGCACTGTCATCTCTTGAAGCTGTCGTCCAATTTAATCCAGATTCTTTAGCGATGATGTCCCTCCATTTAGATAGGCTCCCATGACCTCGATTGTGTTACCATGCAATTCTTCTATCGGTTACTAAGGCTATTGCCCGCACTCTAAACTTCTCGTTGCTTCTGGGTAATGCGCACAACAGTTTCGTTGAATGTATCAAAATATTCGTCATAGTCCATTACCCTGGTGTCGCGCCCAGGAATTGCGTTCTTGAACGTCGGGTCGCGGTCAATCGGCTTTAAGTGCGGGCCTGATGCAGCGAAGCCCACAGCATCTCCCTGGTGGTCCCGAAAGCACTGCTGACCCGACTCAAAGACGAAGTGCCGAACTGTTTGAAGATGTTCGTCTCTGTATTCGCGGAAGGCTCGGCCACACCGTTTGCGGACGTAATCAGCCTGAGCTATCCCAAGTTCAGTTCCAAGATCGGTTGTAGTCGACCAACCCAGCAAGTAATGCGTACACCCATAGTCCCGGCAACTCTTTGGTTCCCAAAATGCTGGGTCGGGGACAAGGGTCGTTGTAGTCCGCCCATCTTGTCGCCTCGATGGACGCACGATGCCTCGGGTGATGCGCCAAACTTGCGCTCCCAAGTGGAGGGGGTTTTTAATCAATATGGCCATCAGTAAGCGTCCGCATCGTCGCTGGTCCCCCGACGGATCGCAACGATGACATCAACACTGGTAAAGGTTCCTGAGTGATTGACCCTGGTGTACCGGTCTACCGTTCCGGTGACGGTCTTGCGCTCAGCCTTGTTGACCGCTGTGATCTGGGTGAAAGAAATCAACGTTTCGAACGTGGAATTATTGGAACTGTCCTGCAAAATGGCCGTATAGTCGGTCCCGCTAAAGGCAGTACACTGAAAGACTGCCGCTGCGCCAGCCGAACTCGACCCGCCATTATCCTGTGATGCGGAGTCACCCGTGCTGCTGACCGTCGTGAGGATAATGACCGTGGTCCCCCACTCTAGCGGGGCTGTGTTGCTAAGACATTGCACCGACCCAATCAATGAGCCATCAGCGCCCCGTGACCAGTCAAAGTTGATCTGCTTTGACAAGAGCATCGCCACAGCATCACCCACGACGTTGCTCTGGCAGTACATGGCGATGACATCGGTGGTGGGCAAGCCCTTATAGGCTGGATGGTTCTGACCAGTCGCATCGTTGAATGCGACGGTGACTCCAATCTCGCCGCTGGTTTTAGCGAGTATCCGCTCGACCGCCGACTTGTCCAGACCGGTCACTTCTAGGACCGTGCGTGCCCCAGCGACGGTATCGAGTGTCAAGACATCGCCGGATAGGTCAAACCCACCGAAATAGAATCGACCACCAATTCCACTCTTTTTGGCCACTAGGCTACCTCAACAAGAAACCCACGCTGGATCAATTCCTTTTCTTCTTTGGCGTCAACCTGTGCTGGCCGGACCCACTTGTCCCCTTCGAACATATCGAAGAAGTCCTCAACGTCCGGCGCAGTCCTGAAAGATAAGATGCACGTGCCCTCGGGAATACCTCGGGGGTTTCCTACCAGGTACTTCTTAGCCACGTATTACCTCCAAGAATCCCCGCCGTATCCACTCGTCAACCACGCTGGCCTGCAGTCCTTCTGGCACCGTGAACAAGTCATCTTCAAACCAGCGCCAGTCTTCGCCCCGCTCATTCAGCCAACGCAGCACTGGGTCATGCCAGCAAACGTCCTGGATATTGCAAACCTGATACAGAGTGTCCGTCTTGTTCATGCTGCCGCCGTCGCTGAGTCGTCCACCACCAGGGGCAAGGTTATGTCCACTACCCGAAACATGGACCCGCTAACCTCCACATGCCCCCACTCAGCACTAATGCCTTCTCCGAACTGAGCAGCTAGATCAATCTCCCTAACAGTGGTCCCCAAGGTGTAGTCCTCGGCAAAGTCTTCCGTGAGTTCGGAAACAGCGTTGACGAGTTCCAATTCCCCTTCTGACTGAGGCTGCCGTAGAACTGCTCTATAGAGTCTCACCACGACTGCATGTACTTCCCCGGTCCCACCGTCCAAATACAGGTGGTCAACACCGCTGCGCCGCATATAGACCGCCCCGTGTAGTTTGGCCCCTTCAGGAACCTTTACAGGCTCTCCCAGGCTATAACTGCTGAGCCGCCCGGATGCAGCTAGGTGGCTCAGGATTGCGTCCAGGGATGCTTTGATGTTGAAAGCCATCTAAGTATTAACTCGCATGGCGAACTTGCGGACCTGGCCCCGTGCGATTTTAGGCACTTGCTTTTGCATCCACTGTGAAGTACGCCGGAATGAAGCGTAGCCTTTGAAACGGGTTGTTTGATTCCGGCTTCCCACACCTTCCAACCACGGCCCATAGACAACCCCACCGTCATCAATGCGCCCGTGCAGGTCCTGAACCATGGTATGAAGGTTGCGCCGGTAATGACCGGTACTAGCCTTGCCCCGACCAGCCTGTGACACCGATAGATACACCCCAGCGGGGCGTGGGCGCAGTGTCAGGGCAAGGCGCTGCTCTCCTAGTTTGACCATCTCTTGAATCATTCCATTGGCCGCACGCCGAAGCTCTGCGTCCCCACTACGAAAGAACCGCCCTTTCGTCGTTACCTGTACCCCAGGTCTAACCATCGTTATCTAGTCGCCTCAATCAAAATGGATGCCTTCACGCGATGTAATGCCAATTCGATGCGGAATCCCCATCCACGGACACTGAAACTAAACGTCATACTCATATCGCCCCGCTCCTGGACCGCTGGTACTGAGCGATCATGTTTGTCCGGTACGCTTCGATCTCCCGGCCCGTTACTTCTCGCGCACCTTCTCCGGCACCAACGGACCGGCCCCACCCCGCTGATTCTTGATGTAAGGTCGTAATCACTTCCGCGATACACCATTCTTGAATGTTGGTCGGAACTTCGTACTTCGAGACAGCAGCGTTGTCAGCGATAGTCGCAGCAGTGGTCCCGTTGACTGCACGTTCTATAGTCAAGCTCCGGGCAACGTCGATAGCATCATTGTTGGTGTGGGCTGCTAGGATGGACCCGTTGAAGGCTCGAACCACCGTCAAATCGTTGGTTGCCACCCGTAGTACGTACATCTGCTCAGTGTTGATACGGATGACTTCACCCGCGACTACGCTATGAGAAGCATCGAGGGTGACCGTGGTAGTCGCAATCTCCGCCGCTAGGTTCCCGGCCATATCCAGCAGGATCGCCCCGCCCGCATCCGGGTTGAGGGCAAGGAAGTCTTTATCAACGACGAAGACTTGCTCTGATCCGATTAGCAACGTGTCCCCAACACTGACCCCAGTAATTAGACTACCGTCCTTGACAATCAGGGTTGTCTCAGACGAGGTAATCCCGCTCGGGTCGTCAACCAGCCCAAGGGACCGGGTATCAGCACTGTAGCCCCAGGAACCCAAGACGCTGATTGAGCGCTGAGCGGTGTCCCCTGACTGAAATGCAGCAGTGCTGGACTCGTCAATCTCGATGACGTAGTAGGGAGGATTGGAGTTGTTCGGCTCAAGGAAGTAGTCAGTGGAGGCGATTGTGGTAGGCGTGGTATTCTGTGCCTCAGACTGTAGCGTGGTCACAGAGATCAAGTCCGCGTCCAGGTAGAGCTTGGTCCCCTGCCCATTGGAACTTGGCCAGCGGTATAGCCGGGTTTTAGTTTCGGGAAGGAATCGGCGGCGGGACCAACGTTCAATCCGGCGACTCGCCGCTTCAATGAGACGGTCGATAGTCGGATTGTTCAAATCACCACTAAGCTCGGCGGCGGTCTTAACCGCTTCACGAGATGTTAACCAGTCTGACACTTCTTCCTCCGGGATGCTTTCTACCGCATGAAAGCGTGTCTTACCCTATTTCAGGAATACCCCTAGACGGCCCTGTGAGCCGATTTAAGGGGCCTCTAGACGAATGATGGCCCTCCCGTCCATGTGAAGTTCCCAAGCGGGCAGCGTCGCTGTCCGGTCCTCGGGTGAACCATCAACAACTCCCCGTCAATCGGACAGGATACCGGCGGGGTCGAAAGCTCCAACGCCCGCCGTTCCCGGTTCTCTTTGATGTACTGCTTGAGTTGATTCCAAGACATTTCAGATCACTGTCCAACAATCTTGCATGTCCGCTAGAATCCCGATAAACCAATGCGGGACATAGACGGCGACCTGATGCAGCAGGAACCACACCAGGCCGCAGAGTGCCAACTCAGTCCGGGGCTATCGTGAGAGTCACGCGCCACTTTGCGGCTGATGTTGGAGTGTGAGCGGCTGACCGTATGACGAGAACCCCATACAGTGCGGTATCCCCACTAGCACACACGAAAGGCAAAGGCATCTTGCCGTCAGCAGCAACCAGTACCGACTCGGAAGCACCGCCCAGGTCTTCCATGGCTGCCCAATCCAGTCGGCCGATGTAGTTGTCACTCTCTGTCGCGTACACGGGGTTGGTATTGGCGGCATTGTCATCGAGATTGCCGGTGGGGACAACGTTGGTCAAATACATCGTCATTACCGGGACGATGTTAGTATCATCACATTGGATTACCGCTTTGGTGATCCGGCCACTGCCCCCATTCTGGAACACTGCTGCACTGAACGTAAACGCGGTGCCCGCTGAAGTGCTTTCAGAAATGACGTCTTCGTCGGTGTACAGCGTAGTATCAGCAGGCCGAGTCTTTTCGACCGTAATCTCGGCCTGCGTGCCTAAGATGCTCTTGTTTTTCATCGTCATGCTGAACGTCCGTGTTAGGCGGCTACTACTGGGTCAAGTAGATCAGCCCTTCCGTACCTTCTTAATGTCTGCCCCGATCCCCGCGTTCTTTTCCGCTTCCGTAGGCCAGCGGTCAAGAATAACCGTCCGCCTATTGTCCGGGTCTTTCTCGATTTGCACTCCGGATTTCGCCTTCCGCGTGGTCATAGTTCCTCCAAGCCTGGTCGGCGTAGCTGGTCAAGCATCGCGTCAAAACTGTCCCGGAACCTCTGCAACTCCGATACCGTTGTGATGCCGTAAGCCCAACCAACCTTGGCAAATTCGATGATTACCATTTTCTGCCCGTCCGAGTTCCGTGCTGCCGACACCCGGACTTGATCCGTCCTACGGGAAGTGATCTTGTTTTCAGCTACCTTGTGCAGCACACTCCCTTGCGCCGGTGCCCAAAGCTCCATACCTGGAAACCTGAACCCAGAACTCGCGGGTGCCCCGTTGATCGTCCCTCGCTTGACCATTGCTTAGGTCCGTCCAATCTGGATACAACGCCACTGGCGGATGTCACAAGTCGACGCAGCAGCAGACCCAGCGAGGAATTCGACGGACGGCATCAACACCACGTCATCAGGAATATTGGCGGTGTGAATCGTTCCGCCCTCAGTTCCATCAACGAAGAAGTACACGCTCGTACCGTCAAAGAAGAACTCGTAAAAGTGGAACGTGTTGTCTGAGATTGTGGCAATGCTGGCAGCAGTGGTTGTTTCGGTGCTGTTCTTTTCGGTAACGCCGAAAGTTGTTGCCGCCCCGTCAAGGGATTCCAAGTAGACGGCATCCGCTACACCACCCAGCAAAGCCGTGTCCTCAATAGCAAGGCCGATGAATAAGTCACTGGTGTCCACGTCATCGATATCAGCCTCGAACCCCATATAGACCAACGGCTGGTTGCTGGTAAACTCGAAGTGGGGACCAATCAACTGGCAACTAATCCCGTCGTTGTCATTGGCAGCAGTAACGAGTTGGGCCAAGATACCGATGGAGTTGGACTGATCCATCTCCGAGGTCCCCGTGCCCACTTCCACGACCGTTGTGAAAAAACCTTCCGGGTCCGTGCCCGTGGCATCCTCATCTTGGACGTTGTGAACCCAAGGCAGGAATTCATACCACAGCACATCAGGACCAATAGCGCCCACAATGCGCTTTAGGTGTGACCCCTTATCCACGTAAACTAGGTTGCCGTTCTTTCTTTGGCCTACTACATCAGCCACTTCGCAAGCTCCTTCTTCTAGCCCTTTTTAGGGGCGGATTCCGCAAGCTCTTTGGTGATGGGCGGGCGCGGCTGTTTGCCGGGCCGAACCATCTTGTCTTTCCGGGGTTGCGTCTGCGCCATTAGTCCTCGGGGTCGGAATATTCCCGTTGGCCTTCGGGACGTTCCAAGATAGCGGTCCGAGCGCGACGAGCGAGGTCCGACAGTGCTGGGTCATGCTGCTGCTCTGCCTGAACATCCATCCAGGCCATCGCCCTCTGAGCGTCGCGGTCATCCATGGGGCAACCGCAACGCTTGCAGTTCTCAGGGATGCCCTCTGGTTTACCATCCTCATCGATGCTCTTGAACATCTTGCTGCAATTCGGGCAGTGGGCATATTCAAGGCTCTGGCTGCCCAGGTTTGGATAGCTACGCTGTAACACCATGTTTTTCCCTCGCATCACTTACGATTATCGAAAACCTGTCACAAAGTTTGCACCGGCTCGCGTGCGGGCTGCCGTCGCGGTGGGCACTCCACCGAGCGCTGCAAAAGCCGCAATGAAGGACACCATCCTGATTGATCCGACAGTCAACCGCCCAGGATTGACTTGGTACTTGTCCTCGTCGCCGTCCCTGTCTGACCGGCCACCAGTAAGCGACTTCATCGGGGAAGCTCCCCATATGATGTCGCCAAACAAGTGCCTGTACCTTCAACCGCAGTAGCAGGACCGGTTCAAGGAACTCCATTACCGGGTGCCACCACGCCATCTCCGCGAGCAGTTCGTCACGGTCAGGGAGGACAGCCAAGGCACGCATTTCCTCGAACCAAGCCATCGGCGGGAGGCTATCAGGAACCTCCCGCTTATTGGCTACGGATTTGATTACCAGTTCAAGCATCGGGCTTTACGGGCCTCCGCTCGTGCCAGTGTCAACATAGACTTTGGAACCGGCTACAGCTGCACCCTGTAGTTCTTTCTGAGGGTAAGCATAGCCATACCGGTTGACGATCATGGTGGCGTTATCAACACCAGTGTTGTCATCCTCAGTGCCGAGCATTCGGATGTGGTTGAAGGGAGTTGACGAGTCCACGTCCATGTCTTCGCCACGAATCTCAATGATCACGAAGTCGCCGTCCGCGTCCAGAATATCGCCGGTGCTGGCGGTCGTGTCGTAGTTACCGCCGTCCGACGACGTGGTGAGGTCTTTAACCCCCGTCCCTGACGAATCGCTGGCCTGCTGGAACTGGGCCTCGTCGAGATCATCGCTGGAATCCCAAGTCCCGATCTCGATAATGCCCTCGGCCCGAGCGTAGTTCTGCATCGCCAGATATCCGCTGTTTAGCGAAGTACCGCCGATGTCCGCCGTTTCGGTCAGGGTATAACTTGAATGTTCCGAAAGTTGCTCGCTCATTTCATCTCTCCTATTGCTCAGGGCTGCCCAGGTCACCGGGCATCCTCACTAGGCTCTAGCTGCTATCGCCAGGAACGGGCTTAGAGTGTTGGACCCGTTCCGTGGGGTCAGTGCCGAATCAATCCAAGGCCGACCATCGACCCGCTGGATGAACCGGAAGTCCGTTTCGTCCGTGTTGAACCGGACGTGCGGCGAACTAGCCATCTCGAGGGCCATCCTGTCCCCAATGAGGTAGTAGCTAAGATCGACCAGGTAAACGTCCCCAGCGGTTCCGAGGGTCTGGCATTTCTCGGAAAACACTATGGGCCGTCCCAGCAACGTAGGGGTCGGTGATCCAGTCAGTCCACCAGCCGGGAAGAACATCGGAGCGCCACCGGTGCCGACGGACAAGCTCATGGTGTACAACTGGGGCTGTACGTCGGGGTGCATGACCCAGACTGCCCTAGCAATGCTCTGGGGCAACATCCGGCTATACGCCTTAATGACGTTCTCAGTGACTAAGGTAGTGGCCGCTTGGCCTGACTCTTTAGCAACGCTAACCAGGGCGTCGGCGTTCAAGATGCCGAGAGGCTGTCCGCCACCAACGCCAGACATAAAGGCGTCATCCTCGAAGTAGGCAATCGCCTGGGCGAACAGGCTGTTGATTAGTGGTTCCAAGGTGATCGCGCTGTCCCGCAACAGTTCGTTGCCGATCCGCGTTCCACCCATGAGTTTCTTGGCAGTCAAAACGGCCTGCGCGAAGGTCGGCTCAGTCTGAGTAAAGGTGCCCGACTCCGGGGTCCAGTAGCCTTGTACGCCACCGAATACGTTGGTGGCGTGGCTAACATCCCGGATCGCCGGGATACGGACAGTCAACCCAGCCATGGGCAGGACTCGCGCACGCGGGCGAATCACGGCCATCTCGAGGGTGTTCATCAGGAGTTCAGCCCGGAATTCTTCAGGGACCAGGAAGCCGCCCTGGTCGCCTTGGCTTTCACCCAGTACCTTCAGGCGGGCGTCCAGCCCCTTGTTGGTGACGTGCGGGCTAATACCACGAGCGAAGTCCACGAAGTCCTCGAACCCGTTTACTCCCATGCCGGGGGCAGTCCCGTAAGCCGCGATCTGTCGCCGCTCCATCCGTGAAAGATCAAGATGACGGTAGACCGCGTGATCCTGAATGGCTCGTCTATTACCGCCAGCGACCTGACCGTCGTCCGAAGGAACCCGGCGTATGACCTTAGTGTCGGGCTGCGCCGTGTTGTTTTCTTCATACATGCGCTTGACGACTTCTTCCATCTGTGTCTTTAGCTGTGCGTCAAGCTCACCCTTGTCCCGCTCCATGAACTTCTTTGCATATCCGTCAATGTAGCGAGCTAACTCCGCCGGGTCTTCCATCAATGTCTGACGCAGCTTGGGATCGTTTAACGACTCCTCCAATTGCTCCGGGCTATCGGGGGTGGTTTTAGTGACCATTACGTGCAACCTCCTGGAATGCTTCTCGGAATAGGTCGCTGTACTTCACAGCGTGGGCCTTTTCGTAGTTCATTAGGAAAGCGTCGAACTCTTGGCGAAGCAATGCGAATTCGTTAGCCAATGCCTTGCCTTCGAACTCAGGGTGATCGTGCTTGCCATCTTTGTCGTGGTTGTGGTCCCCATGGTCCTTGACGACCTGTGCCAAACGAGCAGTTGCGTCGATGGCCGTATCCCCGCCTGCCCGATCAAAAACCCAGGCATCCAACCCGTACACGGCCAGCACTGCCGGGTGAATCAATCCCTTGGCAACCGAAGATTGCAAAGCGTCCGGATTACTCGGAACTGTCACATGCGAAGTCTCTAGGAGCTTTTGACCGTTGAATTCCCAATTGGGGAACCAACCGTCACTATCTTTAAGTTCCTTGGCCTTGTCCATGTCTGGAATGAAGCCGACGCTGTAGGCCGCCACACCCTTGCTCGCCAACTTGTAGCCCCAGTCGGCCTCTTGGTTACCTTCCCCGACGTAGTACCTCGCCACGCCCTGAAGCTGTTTATTCTTCACCGACACGTCTTCCCACGCACCGATCTGGGACATGAGCGACCCGTAGTTGTGGGAAGATAGAAGGATCGGGTGTTGCATGAACTCGTCCAAGTCCCATCCGGCCTGGCGGATGACATCGCCGTCGCGGTCCCGCTTTTCCGTTGACATGACGGCATGGATGCGAGAAGCGTCAATCGCCTTTGTTTCAGCCTTAAAT